TGTAATACCACCACCATCAGCAGTAGTATCAGTCGGGGTTGATACCTTACCTAGTTCAATATTTTTATCTTCAACTGTAAGTGTAGTCGTATCAATGGTTGTGGTAGTTCCAGAAACAGTCATGTTTCCGCTTACTGTCAGATCACCTGTTATATCAACACCAGCACCACAGTCCAAGTTACCGCTGATTGTAGTTTGCCCACCAGTTGCTACTGTAAATCTATTAACAGGAACGTCAGTATCTTGAATAATAAATGTACCATTTAGATTTCCGATAACAAAATCACTCTCATTATTAGAATCATTAAAAGTAATTAATGGTGCTGTATCAGTAAGAACTATATCTTTTGCATTTAAGTTTCCAGTTGTAGTTATATTTTGCGATCCAAAGTCAGGACTTATTTTTGCGCCTGCTATCGCTGCACTAGCGTCAATCTGTGCATTTACTATGCCATCACTATTTAATAATGTCTTGATCTCTGCTGCTGTCTGATCTGCGGTAGCTGCTGTTTCTATTCCATCTAATTTAGTTTTTAGTGCATCTGTAAAGTTATTCTGTGTTAATCCTCCATCACCAACAGAAAGCTTATTAGTCAGGTTTGCATATGAAATATCAATATTGGCAGAACCATCAAAAGACGTACCAGCAATAGTTCTTGCGTTAAGTAATGTCGCTGCTGTAGAAGCTGCAATACCAAGAGCGTCTATGTCTGATTTAGTTTGATCTGCTGTCGCACCTGTCTCAACTCCAGCTAACTTTGTGAAATTAGCAGCAGACATCGTTCCAGAATTAGATCCAGATGATGCCTGTAATTTAGATCCCTCTATAGCAGCACTTGCACTTACATCAGAATTAACAATAGTAAGATCAGGAATATTAGCACTACTAATTGTGATACCTGTAGGTAACGCTCCAGTTGCTAACTTGCTTAAAGATATAGCTGCACTTCCGCTAATATCAGCATCAACAATACTTAAATCACTTATATTTGCACTCGTAACAGTAATTGCTGTAGGTAATGCACCTGTAGCAAGCTTTGTTAGATCAATAGCAGCATTACTAGCTATTTTTGCGTTATTAACTGCACCAGCATCTATAGTTGCTACTGTTCCACCGCCACTAATAACAATGTCACCTATATCACCATCAGCAAAGGCAGGACCCTGTGGACCTGCTGTCTTTACAGTAACAACACGGGTTTCTCCGTTTACTGTAACTGTATTTTTTGTAGTTGTAACGTTTACAGAAGTCATGCTGTGTATCCTTCGCTTACATATATGATACCCTCTAAATAATATTCTTTTAACCCTGAAGGATCAATTAATAAAACATCATATTTTAAAATGTCAGGCGTAAATGTAGCTGTTTGTGTATCTGTCAATGCTATAGAAACAGATCCAGCAGCACGATCAGTATAAGTTGTTGTAAAATCTGCATATTTTGTGGTGCGTGTTTCTTCCCAAACCTGTGCTTCTACTGTATAACCAGTTAAATTTATCGCAGCATCATTTCCATCTTTAAACAACAAAGGAATACTATGATCTGACCTACGTTGTAGCGTAAAATTATATGTTCCAGGTTGTATTGCCATAATTAGAATTTAATAATGTACATCATAGCTATGTTGCGTGGTCTTGCTTCACTACCACCATCATTTGCCACGTTAACAGACAGAGACGGTTGAGTATTATCTGTCTGAGCAGTATAACCTCTTAAATCTTGACCATCATTACCACCACTTTGTTCTAATTCTGCTTTTCTTCCACCACTTTGAGTAACACTGTTAATGCCTGAACCACCAAAATTATTACCTACACCTCCATTACTACCTTGTGCAAAAGCATAGGCGTGTCTGTGATCTGCAACTGATCCAGAAGCCGAGTGATTGTGTTGTGCGTTTTGGCTACCTTGAGGATCATTTATACTTCTTCCGCTATCTGTTCCTTTACCATTATCAAAACCTCTTACAAATTCACCTCTTAAATCAGGTAAATTAAAAGTACTAGAACCATTACCTGTTCCATAAGCTGTACCAATAACAGCAAATAACGCTGCATATGTTCCAGTTCTAGGTACTTCATCTCCATCACACTCCAAATAACCTGATGGGACAGTAGCTACTGCCATACAAAATACAGACCCTATAGGAACACCTTGAACAGTTGTAAATGACAATGCACCAGAACCATTTGTCTGTAACATCTGACCATTCGAACCGTCTGCTCCAGGTAAAGTAAAAGTTACGTTACTACTAACAGAAGCAGGTGATTTTAAGGCAACAAAAGGAGCACCACTAGAATCTTGAAATCTAATAGGCAATCCATTACTCATATCCAAACCATTGTCACTTATTTCTACTCTTTCAACACCAGCAGTTGCAAAACCTATAGTGTTTGATCCAACTCTAAATATTCCTGTGGTTGTATCTCCATCAAAAGCAATAGCTGGAGCACCTGCACCTGCACTATCATCAGCCAAAAGCTGACCTGTCATCGTACCACCTGCTCTTGGCAGTAATCCTAAATTTGCAGAATCAACAGAACCTACAACTACAAAAGCATTATTAGCTGCATTTCTTATTTTTAAATTATTACTATCTGCCGTATCAACATAAGGCATAAAAGCTGCTGTATTACTAGGATCAGAACCACCACTATTTAAAGTTTTTATCGCATCAAAAACAGCATTAAGATCACTTCTAACAGAAGCACCTGATGCATTAGCTATGTTGTAATCTGATACCTGACTCATTTAAGTAATACTTTTCTCCATATTACACCCCTTTACCATATCCCACAGCAGAAAAAGTAAAAGACCTATCAACAAAAGTATTAACATTGTTTCTCATAATTTTAATTGTAAAACCTGTTCCACTAACACTTGATATTTGGAAAAAATCACCGTCTATAGCATCTTGTATTGTAATTCCAATAGAAGGTAAAAACGCATTTGCTCCACCTAAACCAGTAGCTCCTACAAAAAATGGAGATCCAAAGGTGACAGTTTTACCAGAAGAAGATGTGCCTGATTGTTGTGGTGCGGTAGATGTACTACCACCTGTTTGATAATTTTGTTCTGTTCTTGATTGAAACTCTGCTGTATAACCTGCTTGCTGCACGTTCATATTTTGTGAAACATTACTTGTCTCTAAAATTAATTTAAACTTAAATCTACGACCTTTAAATGTTCCATTGGCAAAGTTATTAAACGATCCAAAACTACCTGATGCTGTTTGAGATGTTGCTACTTGTATCTGACAGTTTGCGTCATTTGCTGCTGGACCATCAAAATTACCGTCAGTTGCATAATTATCCCATAAAGAACCACTAGGAATAATTGTCTCAAGATCTGTTCCTATATTAAAACCAACAGAGCGTATGACTCTTCTCAAATCGAGAGAAAATACAGCACCTAAATCTAAAACATCTTTAAACGCATATTCTCCTGTAGCATTTGTAGCTGGATTAGAAAGTTGTAATGCACTTGTTGTACTATTAAATTCTGTATTAGTATCTGTACCCTGAAATGCTGGACTATCTAAATCTTCTCTATCCTGCAATATGACTTGAGTATCAATAAGATCAGGTAAATCTTGTATTACACTAGCTTCTCCAGTACTAAAGTTTCCTTGGTCATCTTGAAACTTAAGGATATACTCACCATCTAAAGATGGAACGACTACATCTGTAGTATTACCAGCTAATGCAGTAACAAGATCAACTGAATTTTGAAACGTACCACTACCATCAGTCAAGTTACTATGTCTTACATAAACTCTTCCTCCGTGTAGAACATCAGGATCTACAGCTTTCGTCCATCTAAGTCTTACTAATTTATTTGTTATTGGTTCCATTGATAAGTTTTGAACATTTCCAGGAGGTGCTGTTTTACCAACTGCATTAAATGTAAGGTCGGAAGATGTTGCTGATAATTTTAAAGCTGCATTATATGAATACACCTTAAATTCATAGGTTCCAGCTTCAGTATTTAATATTTCAAAATCAGGTCTAAATACAATTTCACTTACCCAGTTTGTATTATTAAATCTATATTGAACAAGATATTGACTAACACCTGTAACTGATACCCAAGATAAAATTAATTTAGTTACCGCTAGATTATTTATAACAACAATTCTTTCAGAAACTTGTAAGTTTGATGGAGGATCTTTTGGTTCATTCAATAAAGATATATTTCTGGCTGGTAAACTTATTCCAGATTCAATATTTGCATACTTACCAGCTACATAAGTTAAAGCTGTGATCGCATAATTTATACCGTCTTGTTCTTCTACTGTTATTACCCTGTAAGTTTGTGCTTCTAAAGTAGAACTTTGAAGTAACCACATACTGTTTGCATTAGGTGTTGCAGATAAAGCTGAATCTAAAGTAATAACTCCACTAACCAAACCTGTTACATTTTTAGTTTGAACTGTGCCATCAGGTAATATAACGCTGCATTTTTTATTCGTTCCAGTAAACGTATCTAAATCTGTTGTGTTATCTACAGTAATTTGTGTTGTTGTTGCAGATTTAACCCTACCTGCTCTTCTTTCTCCTCCTCTAACTGGATCGTTTATTGAAATAACACTTCCAGGTCTTACGATTGCACCAGCATCTATTGATGTTGTAAAACTAACAACTTCTGATTCATTTTGCTCACTAAATAATATTGCCTTACCTAATCTCTGAGCTTGACCACGAGAAGTACAGGCAAATGCTTTTACATCTTTCTTTACTATGCCAAGTTTCGCTTGGGCTGTACTATCTTCTACAACTTCATAATCTATTTCTCTGCTATCCATATTGAAATAACTGACAGAAATAACAGAATGTCTTTGCTTTAAACTGCTACCAGAATATGAAAACCCACCTTCACCTACGTTTGCCAAGCTAAATAAATAACTTGGATCTGTTGGTTTATCCTGAGTAATAGTGACAGAACCTTCAGACCATATAGGAAAGCATCTCATCACTCCAGCTAATTCATTTATCAAGGTATAAGCTTCCATTGATCCTTGGATATTTACATTACAACTAAATCTTGCTTCTGTCCCTCCAAATCCATCTGATACCAATTCATTTGCATACTTACTAGCTGCTATAAAACTAAACAAATCTAAGTTGCTATCTGTGATATGCGTTCCAAAACCATATCTTTCAGTAGTTAAAAGGTCTAATAAAATTAAAGCAGGACATGAACACCATTGGGCTGCTCCCATTGTTCCATTAAATATATAACCACTTGGATAAACAATTCTTCCTGTTTGTAAATCAACAGTTGGAGTACCAGAACTAGAAGCACCTGCTCCTGGTATTCTTACCTTTACACCACGAATACGAAAAGCTCTATTTGGTATAGAACTAAACTGCTCAGAATCTATTCTTAAGTTTGTATATGCACTATTTAAATAAGTTTGTTTATCGTCAACAATCTCACCAAGACTTGTCCAAGTAAAAGCATCAACCAACTCAGATGTCGTACTATCTGCTGTTACTCTTACAACTCTTATATCAACAGGAAATGCACCAGTTATATTTACACGATATTCTTTTTGGTAAGCATCAGCAGTACGACCAGTAATAGTATCTGAAATAATATCTGAAAAACCACCGGAATTATATTGAACTTGTATTTTTAAATCAACGGAAGAACCTAACAAATCTCCTTTGTCAGTTACCTTTTGTAGTTGAGGAAAAGTTACCGTTACCTTTACGGCATCTACATTTGTGTTCGTAATCTGACGAGTGACAGGAGAGGAGTTTGTTACTGTGACTCCTACAGCAGTTGTAGACTGACTACTTTCAATTCCAGGGATATGTTCTTGGCTTGACGTTCCAAAACGAGGAGTGAATCCTACACTTTGAAAGTTAAAATCTGCTGTCTGTGGATTTGTATTACTGGCAGTTGAATTAAGAATAGGAGTATCGTTTAAAAATATATCCTTTAATGCTGCATTATTATAGGCAGTAGTTCCTTTTGTAAGTCCTGCTTTTGATGGAGTAGCAAAACCTTCTATTTCTCCTTCAGATATAAGATCTTGAATAGAAGCAAACTGTCTACTGTTTAAAGTATCAGGTGCTCTAGTTGGAGCAGGAGGTGGTTTTGGTCGGCCTCCACCAGACCCTCTAATAATTTTATCTGTCATGCTGATACCTGATTTGTGTCAATTCCAGCAGAGATTACAACCGATCCAGTTACGATTTCTCCATAAACTATTGGGTGGCTAGTACCTGCTCGTGATGTATTTTGCACTCCAGAAAAGCTAAATGATATGCGTGGATCTTCTTCGTTTGAAAAGTCAGGTATATCTGGCACAGGAAATAATAAATCACTTACGCCCGATAAAGTTAAAGCTGCACCTATACCAAATAAACCTTTTTGAATTAAACCAACTTTAGCAAAACCTTTAGCAAAACCAACCCCTAATCCTGCTGAAGTTCCTAAAGAAAAAAATGATAATCCAATTAATGCAGCACCACCTAATATTTTTCCTAATCGACCTCCAGCACCAGTAATAACAGGAACAATACTTAAATCTGATTTACCTATTGGATTTTCTATATCCTCTTCTCCTATTTCATAATCATCTACTAATACCTTGTAATATCTTTGACTCATATGTGCCTCTAATCCTTCAAAATTACTTATTAAAAATCTAATCGCATCAGCAGTAGAATTTATCACAGCATCTAATTCCTTATAGCCTACAAAATCAGCTAGTTCTCCGTATAATTTAACTTTTCTGAGCATAGCGATACCTCTTACCAGTACATTTTAACAACCACTCAGAATATGGCTCTCTACAAGATAGTCTATCTG